GTTGCTTCTGACGTTCTGACCGAAGAGGTTTTGAATGAAATCGAGCAAGCATTCAATGAATCTGTACAATCCAAAGCGGATGAGTTGTCTCAATTGAGAGTCGAGAAGGCTCTTGTTGAGCAAGATGAAGAGCATTCGATCAAGCTGGAAAAGTTGCTAGAGGCCATTGACGCAGACCACACTAAAAAATTAAATCGTGTCGTGGGTGCAATTGATCAGAACCACACCGTGAAGCTTAAAGCTTTAGTGGAGCGATTCAAGAATGAGATAGATGGTGACGCCAAGACATTCAAGGAGAGTCTTGTCGACAACATAAGTAACTATCTTGATCTGTATGTTGAAAAATCTATGCCTGTCAAAGACATTGAGGAGGCTGTCAAGAACAAACATGCCGTGAACATTCTCGAGAATTTACGTAACGCGCTGAGCATCGACAACGCCATGGCCAATGAACAGGTACGTGAGGCGGTTATTGATGGTAAGAGACAGATTGACGAGTCACACACAAAGCTGACCGAGATACAACAAGAGAACAAAGTGTTGCGTGAGAACGTGCAGTCCAAAGAGGCTGAACTGGCATTGGATCGCTTGACAGAAGGATTACCAGCTAGCAAGAAACGTCACATGGAGAAAGTGCTGACCGGAAAAACCGCTCAGTTCATCAACGAAAATTTTCAATACACACTGGACATGTTCGAGAAAACAGAAGCAGAGAAAATTGACGAGCTCAAAGCGGAGGCCACACAAGGCAAGAGGTTGAGCGACAGACCAGTGGTGTCTACAGAAGAGGTTGTTCAAGAGAGTGTCGAACAACAAATTGAACAAAGCGAACCAGAAGGTTTGCAAGACAAAGGACTTTTCAACAATTACATGGGTGAACTCACCAAATGGTAATTGTTAAATTTAGTTGAGGCATTTACTGCCTGAGTAACAAGGAAAAATTAGAAATATGTCACAGGTAAAACCCGCACAATCATACATCGATACAGAACGCGCAAGTGTTCTTCTTGAGAAATGGGCACCGGTTCTAGACTACAGTTCTGACAACGTGAAGGAGATCACTGATGATCATTCTCGTTTGAACACCGCGATCCTCTTGGAAAACCAAGAGAGCTGGTGCTTGAATGAGAACACAGCTGGTGCCGGAGGAGTTTTCGGAAGTGGAGTTGGAGGCAGTGGAAGTTCAATGAGCCATGGAGGAGCAATGACTCCAGCTTCGGATTTTTACGCCAAGAACGATGCACGTCTTCCCAAGATCTTGATCCCGATGATTCGTCGTACATTCCCTGAACTTATCACTAATGAGATCGTAGGTGTTCAGCCTATGAGCGGTCCTGTAGGGCTTGCGTTCGCAATGCGCTACAAATATGAATCCGAGAGTCTCGGAACTGGTATCGACGGAAAGACGTCACCTGCTGCAGGTACACGTCAAAATTCCGCAGGCGTTAGCCCTGCCGGTCCCGCAGACACAAAAGAAGCTGGTTACCAGTATCTTGACACTCGATTCACTGGAACTAGCTCACAAGACCTCACCGGCGGAAACGGAATCGACTTTGTCGCTGAAGACGCTGGTGTTGCTGAAATCCTCAAAGACTATGAGCTTACTGGCGACATTCCACAGATGGTTGTCTCTTTTGAGAAGACCGCTGTTGAAGCTGGAACTCGTAGACTTGCCGCTCGTTGGAGTGTGGAACTCGAACAAGACCTCAAGAACATGAATGGTATCGACATCGATACTGAATTGACAAACGCTATGTCGTATGAAATTCAGGCCGAAATCGACCGGGAAATGCTCATGAGAATGGTTCAAGTTGCTGCTAACGCTGGCGCAGGCAAAGGTGTTAGCACCTGGAGCCCTGCCAGTGCTGACGGACGTTGGATGGCTGAACGTAATCGTGACCTTTATGCTAAGATCATTGTTGAAGCGAATCGTATCGCTATCCGCAATCGTCGTGGTGCTGCCAACTTCTTAGTTGCAACACCTCGTGTATGCGCGATCTTGGAAATGCTCCCTGAGTTTCAGTGGATGCAGGTTCAAGGCAACGTGAACACCCAGCCCGTGGGCATCGCTCGCGTGGGTAATCTTGGTGGAAGGTTCAACGTATACCGCGACACACGTACTGAAGCTCAGCATGAAAGTTTTGATGGCACAAGCCGCACAGACTCGACTCGCATGGAGTATATTCTTTTAGGCTATAAAGGACCTGAGTTTTACGACACAGGAATCATTTACTGCCCATACATCCCCGTGATGGTACAAAGAACAGTAGGTCCTAATGATTTTGCCCCACGCGTAGGCTTGCTTACGCGTTATGGTGTTGTCGACAACATCTTCGGAGCAGATCTTTATTACCACGTGATTGTCATCAAGAATCTCGGTGATTCGTTCACACCCGGCACACAGTCGGTGTACTTCGGATAATCTTAGATGTCTCAACAGAGCCGGTGAAATGATACACCCGGCGATAAAACAATTTTCGAC